TTTTATACAAAAGTTGGACCACAACAACAAACGTACGGTTATGGATGGGGAGTTGGACCTTGGGGTGGTAATGTAATCGGAGCTGTCACATCAACAATAAACGAAGGCGGTGCGTTTAGTAATAGTGATACAACTTTAACACTTACAAGCGCTGCTTCTTTTCCAAGCTCAGGCACAATACAAATTGGCAGTGAGTTGATAACTTACTCTGGTAAGTCTAGTAATGATTTAACAGGACTATCAAGAGGAGCAAATGGCACGACAGCTGCTGAGCACTCTAACGGCGCCACAGTCACAAACGCATCTGACTTTAGTGGTTGGGGTATAGCAATACCAGCTGACCAAGCGACACTAGAACCTGGCCTCTGGTCACTAGATAACTTTGGTGAGGTGTTGATAGCAACAATTGCAAATGGCGAAACATTTACTTGGAACGCAGGAGCAACGACGCCAACTTCAAACAGAGCATCAAAGTCCACAAGTAGTTTTGCAACAAGTAGTAATCCTACTGCATCAAGGCTTACACTGATATCTCCAACAACTAGACACTTAATCCATTTTGGAACAGAAACAACGATCGGCACAGCTAGCACACAAGACGATATGTTTATACGTTTTTCATCACAAGAAGATATTAATACATTTACGCCAACTTCTACTAACACCGCTGGCACGCAAAGACTACAAGACGGAACAAAAATTGTTGGTGCATTAAAAGCCAAAGAAAATATTTTAGTATTTACCGACAACGCTCTGTATATCATGAAGTTTGTTGGATCACCTTTTGTTTTTGGTTTTGAACAAGTTGGTACAAACTGTGGACTGGTTGGAAAAAACGCTGCGATTGAAGTTGATGGTGTTGCATATTGGATGAGCACAAAAGGTTTCTTTGCATTTGATGGTACAGTTAAAACGTTGCCGTGTTCTGTAGAGGACGAAGTGTTTGATAATTTTGACAATACAAAAGGTCAACAAGTTTATGCAGGTATAAATAATTTATTTTCAGAAATAATTTGGTGGTATCCAGCAAACAGTGATTTTAATAATAAGGCTGTCGCTTATAATTATGCAGAGTCAGCTCAAATACCTGGAGGAGTGTGGGCTCTATCAACAGAGGCAAGAACATCTTGGATTGACTCTGGCATTTATCAAAAACCATACGCGACTAAATTTGACACCACAGGCACAGGTAGTTTTCCTGTAATTCTTGGTGAGAGTGGATTAGGACAAACTAAATATTTTCAACACGAGGTTGGCACTGATCAAACAAATGAGGATGGCACAGTTACGACTGTTTCATCTTTTATACAATCTTATGATTTTGATATACAAGGTGAGGCAAGTGCCGGCGATAATTTTTTATCTGTTAGTAGATTTATACCTGACTTTAAAACTATACAAGGGACAGCGGACGTTACACTAAACATAAAAGATTTTCCAACTAACTCTGATACCGCATCAGAAACAACACCTTTTTCTATAACATCATCAACAACAAAAATAGATACACGTGCACGTGGTCGTTATGTGAATGTAAAGATAGCAAATGCAAACGCAAACGAGGCATGGCGTTACGGAACTTTTATGCTTGATGTAAAACCAGATGGAGCAAGAGGTGGCTAAGATAGTAGTTAGAGTTACAGAGCCAGCATCAGAGTATGATCAGTCAAACCAAAGACAGATCAACAGATCAACTAGCTCTATCGTTGAACAATTAAACTCGTCTTTTCAACAAGACCTAAAAGACGAACTAGAAAGGTTTATATGGTTCTATGGCCAATAATTTTTTAAATAAAAAAGTTGATCTTACAACGACTAACTTGACCGTTCTGTACACGGTGCCCGCAGAGACAACAGGTCTTATCAAGTCAATACTGGTTTCTAATGATGATGCTAGTAATGCATGTGAGATTACAGTCACACTGGTAAATTCAGGTGGCACGATATTTAGTCTGTTTAAGCAGAAGGATATAGCTGCTAAAACAACAACCGAGCTTTTGACTCAACCTTTAGTCGCGGAGGAGTCTGAGGTAATTAAAGTGCAAGCAGAGAATGCCAATGATTTACATGTGGTGTTATCTGTATTAGAAATAACAAGAGACTAGGAGGAAACATGGCTTTTGAAGAACCAGGTTCAGTAGCATACTTATACGAGGGCGATAAGAAAATAGCTCAAATAAAGGTTGATACGACCGTTGTGCTAAAAAACATAAAGACAGGCAAAGAATACAATTCTGATGCTGAGGGTGACGCTGACGTTGATGACCCAAATACAGACACAAAAAGAGAGGATATCTCTAGAAGTGTCTA